GAGTTCGTGCCTCGCGCTTGGGTTTGCCATGTGTCTAGGGTTTCGAGTTTCATCGGATGGTCTCCTTTAGATTTGTGGGTCTCGCCCGCAAGCTCGCGCAAAAGGGTGTCCGCCTCGACGAACGTCACATCCTCCGCGCCCGCCTTCAGCATCTCGCGCAACTGCCCCATGATCTTAGCCTTCGTGTCCTCACTAGACCGGATGTGACGCACCTCGCGCCTCTCGGTAAAGGCCGACACTTCGGTAACTGTGCCGAGTACCTTGCTCGCCTGTACCTTCGTCGCCTGTTTAGCCTCGGGGTCAATCAACACTTGCACCAACGATTGGATTACCAACGACCTCAAGGCTTCAGGGGTGCGATGTTTAGCCGACTCAATAGCCAGCTTGTACGCCTCGACCTCAAGGGCTATCCTTGGGTCACTCGCAAGCTTGTAAGGCTCACACGCGAGCGTCGCCTTCGTCGCCTCCTTCTTGTGGCTCTGCCTGTATGCGTCGGCCTTCGTCTTGCCCATTGCTAGCCCCTTCGCGAATTCCTTTTGCTTACCCGTCAAAGCTCTATCGGAAACGCCTAGTAACTCAGACATTGGGACTTGTTCTAGCCCTTCCTTGATCTGCTTCCTTGTGAGTGTTTTCATCTCTGTGTCTCTCCTACTTGATTGGGGGAATGGGAGGCAAAGCCGTTCCGCTTCGCTATGTCCCGACGGGGCGATTGGAACAGAAATGATTAATGATTTCTAGCCCCTTTGTGCAGCTTGTTTTTGTAAGCATTTCGTTCACAGTTTAAAAAGCACTTTCACCCTGTTTTCTTAATACTTTGGATTACATAGGGAAAATACCTAGCGTTGATTTTAAAGGCTTTTTTGATACATGGCACGATTCTATTATGCTATATATGTGTAAGGCACAACATTTCGTTACACTGCTTTACACCAAGTTACAAAGGACTGATAATGACTCTCGCAATTAACTTCAAGCCCGAACTGATGGATTCATTCAAAGACGCGATCAAGCACCTTAAAGGTTCACCCGCTACTGATGCCAACAAAGCAGAGGGGCGAGCGATCATTGAACACTACACCGGACGTTTGCAACTGCTCGACCTTGAACTGTCGCAAGCCGAAGCCCGCGCCATTCTCGCCACCGAATACTCAAAAATCTAAAAGGAAAACCATGCAAAGGCATTACATCCGACTCAATGGCAAAGACTACACCATCCGTCAGCACGATGACGGACGCATTGACATTGACACCACTTGGGAGATACCACACCCGAGCGATGCCGGACTGACACACCCGCGCATGGTTCACCGCTACGCCTCAATCAGCCCCTACGGGCGACTCGGCAAATCCATCTTGAAACAACTTGAAACCACCTAAAGGAAAAACCATGCAAACAACTTCCACACGCAACATGTACGGATGCGACATTGATCGCTTCATTGCTCAGATTACATCCGGTGCAACTTACCGCATATCCGGTGCGAACATGATCGTAGCGGGTCTTATGTCAGACGCTCAGGAACTGCTCGCCCTTGGCGAATCAGAGCAAGCCCGCAAGACCCTAAACCTCGCCAAAGCCATTCTGTTCAAGATCATGGACGGAGAGCTTATCGGAACTGTTGCGACCGCCTAAGCCATGCCTGAAGCCCTCCGGTGAGGGCTTTGGGGATTACTTACCAACCAAAGGAGAGACCATGCACATGACACCATTCGAACTTAAAGAAGAACGCAGGGCGCAAGCTCGCCTCAGCCGTCGCTTCGCTAGCGAAGATCGCTATCTCGCCCGCCTTGAAAAACGCGAGGCTATCGCAGACCAAATGATCGGGGAATTGAACTCCGGCAAGCTTTACGTTTACCCAGTGGGCGGGAAATACCGCGAGGGAACTCGCGCAGATCTGATCGCCTTTTTAATCCGCAATAACTACGCATAAGGAAAAACCATGCAACTCGACCTCACCACCGAACAAGCCTTTGAGCTTTGGACGACCTTAACGCTTCGCGTTGAGCAACTCCGAAAAGATCGGGAACTGCACCCCGATTTCACCATCATTGGCGCGATTGCCCGCAGACAACTGGGGCGCACTGTGCCAGTTTTTAACACCCTCAATGCCTACATTGAAGCAAACGCCATGCACGACTTCGACGACCAAGACGAGGGCGACTATCACCCTCATGGCGACCCACAAATCTAAAGGAGACCATCCGATGAAACTCGAAACCCTAGACACATGGCAAACCCAAGCGCGAGGCACGAACTCGCAAGAGTATGAGATTTATCTAGCCTGTGCCGACGACGGCAAGGGCGGGGATATTACCCGCAACGGAGAGCCACTCAAAACCTTTGAGGAATGGATTAACTCATGACTGCCATTGTCCTAGACACACCCGAAAAGATCGCCCGCTTTCGCCTTCTAGCCCTTCGGGGGGCTTTACGGCTTGAGATCGCGGGAATGAAAAAGCGGGGTCAATCCGCTTATCAAATCCTCAAAAACGAGGGCTATTCCGGCACTCGCGCCCAAGTACTTGAGCAACTTCACAACCACCTAGAAGCAACCAAATAAAGGAGACCATCCGATGAAAGTAATTGAGACCACTGTTTACAGTTTTGACGAACTGAGCGACAAAGCAAAAGAAAAAGCCCGCGACCAACATCGGGCAAATTCTGATTTTCTTTGGTCTGATGAGTGTGCAGATTCAATAAAAACATTCTGCCAACACTTTGGGATTAAGTTAATTTATTGGGATGTCGCGCCCTACTCAAGTCCCGACTATTCCGCAGAATATTTTAATTCTCACTTCCGAGGCTTAAAACTGCGGGACTTTAAGCGCGATCACATGCCGACGGGTTATTACTTGGACTGCGATTTATGGATGACCTTTTACGATGAATTCAAGCGCACCAGTAGCGCAAAAAAAGCATTCGACAAAGCACTTTATGCGGGTTTTATCGCCTTCCGCAACGACCTAGAAGCGCAACTGTCTGACGAATACATAGATGAACACCTGACGATTAACGAATACCAATACACCGAAACCGGCAAACTTTTTTAAAGGAGACCATCCGATGACCAACCTCAACAACCTTATCTGTGACGCTAAAGCGGGGAAACCCGCGACCCTGACGGACGTACAAAAGCACGACCTACTCTGCATGGTGAGCAAGTATTGCAGACGCGAAACAGTCAACAAACTGGCGCGACGAATCAACCTTCCTTTGTCCCTTTGGCAAGATGCGGGGCTTTTCTCTCGCGTGACTGTTGACGATGACGGGGTGAACTATATCTGCGGGCAATCATGGCGCGATGAGATGCGAACACTTCGCGACCTGATTTTGTACAAGTGAGGATGCTATGAACTACCCACCCGCTTACATCATCGACATGGGCTATAAATTCGAGCGCACAAAAAGCAGCGCACGAGCGAAAACCTACCGCACTTGGCTAGCCCAAGCCACCGCAAAAGACCCCGCCAACCGCCTAGAGATCGTCCGATTGTTTGAACTGGGGAGATCAGAGGCACGATAACCACCTGAAGCCCTTAATCGAGGGCTTTGGGGGGCGATTGACCCCATAACAAAGGAAAAGCAATGCTAAAAGTTAATAAATACAACGTCAGGATTGTGCGAAAGGGCGACCGCTTCGGGCGCGATGACTGCCTGACCCATGATGACGACCGACCAATGGTTGAATTCTACGACTCGAACCACCCGACCGACGACGGGCGAGGCGGGTTTGTAAGCCGTTATTACGTCGGGACGCTACTCGGACATGAGGGCTTTCATGGGGGCGACCCTACGGGCGGATTATGCCTAGACGGGGGGCAACGTAACGCCTACACAGTCAGCGATGAGGACATGCAAACAGTCAGAACATACATTCAAGAGGCAACAAGATGAACACACGCACACGCAAAACACCACAGGGCTACATGACCGAGACTAACATCCCATTGAGCGATTCAATGCAGTTATCGCTTACCACAATGAAAAGATCATCCGGCAACCTGACGACCACCGCAGTGGTGACCATCCGAGAGGGTCAGTTCTTTACGCATAGGGTTTTCACAGATTACAGTAAAACGCTTTTGACAAGTCGTGTCGCCCGATGCACACCCAAAGCATTGGAGACCCAACACGCCCAAGCCTTGCAGAGTTTGGACGTTATCCGCGACACCATCGACCACCATTACGCAACCTTGAATTGAGGAGACCATCCGATGAACAAATTAGAAGCCCACAAATACCACACCGAGGAACTAGCCAAGCATGGATGGCATGTTCTGCACATGCTACACATTGACGACATTAGAGACCGCATCAACGCAGGCACAGACATTGTGGAGATGCCCTCCGATGCAGTACTGAATGACGCTTGCGCTTATGTTGCTAGCGGACACGACTTCCACGACTACGCAGACTGCGTAGATTGGGCGGTGAGCATGATTCACGAATGGAAAGAGGAGGGGTCAATATGAAAGTCTGGAAAGTAACCTTAGACGTATTTGTTGCAGGCGATAACCGATTAGATGCAATAAGCAATTTGACGGAAGAACTGGATTATGTTTTTAAGTTAGACACCAAACTGCAAGCGTATTCCGACCCAATACACGCTGAACTCGAACACGAAACGGAGGATTGATATGGCAAAAGTAATTAAAGAAAACGGATGCTTAGTTTTGCGCGATGACTGGGACGAGGACGACATCCGGTCAGTCGCGGAACAGATGGACGTTGAACTAACTGACGGCATGGTTGAGGAGGCTATGCACTGGATTGTTAAAGCCTTTGACGCAAACATTGGAATCAACTGGGACAGTATCGAAGCCTCTATTCAGCTAACTGTTCGATTAGAGAAAGCAAGAAAATGAACGACACAAAACAACATGACGATTCTTATGAACGCATTGACAGAATGTGGGAGATCAAAGCTATGGAAGAAAGACAACTTCTAAAAGCCAAGATTAAAGAACTGTTAGATGAAAACCATCCGGCAGAAATGGAACGACTCACTGGCGCGAGCGAAACCTTGTGCTATCAGATCGTGCATGAGATTTACAAAGACGGAGGCTTGCACGAACCCCAGTATTGGGAAGCCGAGCGAGTAGGTGACATTTGGGCTATCTATGGCAAGACCTTTGCGGGTGAATACATAGATGCAAATGGCGACTGCCTTGCGTTTGATACCGAGGAAGAAGCTAACGAATATATTCAGGAGTCCATCCGATGATCTACTTTGCACTAAACCCTGACGGGCTTTTGTATAACTTGGGCGACCACGGAGATTGGGAGTCGGCAGAGGAAACCGCTAGCGATCTACGCATTGACCCAATATGGACGCTCAACGAGGACGAAGCCCTCAACTGGGCAGAATTTATCCTTCAAGAGATTAAACAAAGCCGTAAAGCATTTGAAAAGGTTTCAACATGAAAGTTTCAGAACTGATAGCCCACCTGAGCGAACTACCACCCAACCTTGATGTCATGGTGTGGGATGCAGGCAATCGCAGCAAATTAGCGAGCGTTGACGACTCATTTATCCATGACGAACTGCCGTTCGTTGAACTAAACACAGACACAGACGACTAATTAAAGGAGAAAGCAAATGACTGCAATGACTAAAACACAGATGGTAAACGCCTGTGCTGACTACGAAACGGATTGGTTCTTTGATAGAGAACCCGAGGAACAGAGGGAAGTGTTCCGACACATCCAACTGCATGGGTTTGTAGGGTTCAAGAATGAAACTGACAACAACTTGTTCGCCACTTGTGTGCACAAGGGCATTTTTTTAATGGAGGAATGAAATGAAATATAAAGTAACCGCCCGATACACGATCTTTTGCAACATTGAAGTTGATGCAGATAGCACGAGTGACGCTTTTGAAAAGGCTTTTGCAAGCGACTTAAAAGACTACACCCACTCAAGCCCCGAGGATTTTGAGATGAAAGATGCTGAACTTTTGGAGGCAAACTTCACCGAAGAACAACAAGCCTTTATGAAAGCCTATCATTCCAATGTAGGAAGTGCGCCATCCGATGTTGTTAAAGCCTTCATTCTTTCAGAAAGCCACGATGAATTTTGCAGAGAACATGGCAATGAATACTACTCAGGACTAGCAGATGCTATTGGTGTTTGGGATGACGCATTAGCTTACGTTAGGAGAAGCAAATGAAAAATTACAAAGTGGTAGCAAAGTACACGAGCTATGTTTATAAATTTATTGAGGCAGAGGACGAACAAAAAGCATGGGACATAGCTCAAGAATTAGACGGAGAAATCTTTGAGGACGCAGGCTATGGCAGTTGGGACATTGATAGCGTTGACGAGGTGAAGCCATGAACTACCAATCAAGCTATTGGGACGATGAGAAGCTAGACATATTCCGAGACATGGAACGCAGGGCTTTTGCCGAGGGTAAACCTCCGGAACTGACCGACCTCTACGGCTTTATCATCGACACCCTCGAAGAACTCATTCAAGTAAAAGAATCATTGGAGAACTAATCATGGATACAACTCGCACCTTTCCCCGCACCTTAGCCGAGGCTTTTCCCGATGACCCCGAGCACCGCGCCCGCTACGGATGCGCTATCGAAATCACAGGAGATCGTCCGACTTACTGGCAAGAGACCATACAATTAGCCGTAGTTTGTATTGCAATAGGCTACGTTCTTGGCAAAATGTTTTGATGAAAAAGAAAACTTTGTTCGCAATCTATCTCGTAGAAGATGAATCCGGTTTCGTAACTGTCAAGTCTGACCACATAGGCCACGGCATGATGAGCTACGAAATCGGGCTAGAGATACTAGCCAACCTCAAGATGGCGGAGGCTTTAAACCCCGAAGTCTTGAGCGTTGACTATATGTATTACTCAGACCAGTTTCAATGACGCAACGAGGCTTAGACCTAGCTTCAACAAGCCAACCCTTTGATGGGTATCGTTCGCGTCCTCTCCCACCACATCGCTCATCCAATACTTCCATCCGATCTCTTTTGCGACCCTCTCGCCTGTCCCGCTTTTATCGTTGTCCGCAATGAGGAGGCCATCCGGTAAGCCTTGAGCTACCTTCTTCATGTTGCCCGCACTGAAGCAAACATGAATGGTGTACCTCCGACTCATCTTCTTAAGAGCCGCTTGTATAGACAAAGCCGTAGCGTATCCTTCACACAGAATATGCACACCCTTGTTATCAATTACTAACTCTGCGTTACTGGTGCGTTGTCCATACAGAAACTTCTTTGAGCCATCCGATTCGATTAGCTGACATCCGACTAGGTTTCCATCCACCCGCATCGGTACGACCAAAGTCTTTTTACCTTCATGCCCCCAGATCATGTCCTCAGAATCAACAAACCCCTTGGCATTCAGATACTCATGCTTGCCTAAGACTGTCTGACTTAGTATGAAAGCAGCCCGTTTAACTGCATCCGCTTGGTCAGCCATCCGCTTAGCGTCAGCCTCCCGCATATCCCTAGCGATCTTCTTTCTATCTATCTTGACGGGTGTCTCTGTCTGCCACAAAGATACCTCTGTATCTGTCGCATGGTTCTGCACAAAGCCATGATCTCCCATGAACTTGACTGCCCCGTTGCGCTTCCTTGGATGGTCATCCGTTGGGTATCTACGCCACACTCCGATAGGCGGAGGGATGTCGATCAGGATGCCATGCGCCCTGCAAAATGAAATGAATTCCATTACCGCATCCTCCGAATCTGTTTGATGTACCGATTGATACCATCCTGCACGAACTTAACTACCTTGGGATCAGGCATGACTGGTGTGTCAGCCAATGACCTAGGCCAGACCCCGAACTTTTCTTTGTACACGTTAGCCGCCCGCCCCTTCGACCATCCGTTATATTTGATGTACCAATTAAGCATTGACCACCACACTTGCTTGTCGTCACGGGTCATAGTTCCTGTGAGTTCTTCCATCTCACCCGCTACCGCCTCGACCTTGGTCTTTCTTTGTCTGATATGCCCGCAACTCTTGCACATATCAGAGTTCAAAGGCCACAAAGCACCACACGCAGGACACTTAGCTAACTCTTTCTCACGCTCAGTAGGTTCTTTCTTAGTCTTTTCCGCCCCGTCATCTAGTTCATTAACACCACCACCGAACACCTCATCCCAATTCTCACGGAATCTAAGATAGTTACCCGAATGATCTAGCCACACGGCAAACTCTTTCCCCTCATGCCCACGCATCACCCGTCCCATCTGCTGAATGTGGGAGGACAAGGACTTAGAGAACGGACGGGCAGATACTCCGATCATCACATCGGACACATCGAATCCCTTGGTGAGAATGTCAGTAGCAATCAGGCCATTGATCTCTGTGTCGGGCTTACTAAACTCCTCGATCACATCCTTCTTATACTGATCGTCATCTCGATAACTAATGTTGATAAAGTTATAGCCACGCTCACCAAACTTTTGCGCCAAGTCAGCACCATGAGCCACACCGGAACAGAAAACAATCGTCTTAGCAGGCTTACCAAAGATTTCATGGGTCTTTTTCTCCCACTCCACCACAATATCCCCAGTAATCTGCATGCCTCGCTTGGTAGTCTCAGTAGGAGACCACTCGCCCGCCACCTTCTTAGCACCCTCCATGTTTATTTCTTTGGCAATAAATACTTTTAGCGGGACAAGCACCTTGTCATCCACCAACTCCCGTGTCGTGACTGTCGAGACCACATCCTCATAGACCTTGGCTAACCCCTTGGTAAATGGCGTAGCACTCAGGCCAATCACCCGAATGTCAGGGTTGTTCTTAATGAACTCAACTGTTGCCGCCCGTGTCTGGTGGGCTTCGTCAATGATGAGTAGGTTAAGGTTAGGGAACTCATCCCTTCGCTCCAACGTCTGAGCCGAGCAGATTTGTATCTTCTCCGATGGTAGATTACGCCAGTGACCTGACTGTAAAACTCCATGCTCTATCTTGTACTTGTCTAGCCGTTGACTGGTCTGATCGCACAGAATGATCCTGTCTAAGACCATTGCCGCCCGATTACCCTTCATCTTTGTGGCTTCAAGCAAAGCAATAGCCATCTCTGTCTTGCCTGCTCCTGTCGGGGCATAGAGCATCAAGCTTTTCTTGCCCGATGCAAACCCCTCACGCAATGCCTTCAGCGTAGCCTCTTGATAAGGCCGTAGTTCTAATCCCATATTGTTTCTCCAGCTACCCACACATTAGCCTGTGGGCTTAGGCTTCTCTTACTTCTTAAGTTGTCTCTGCATCGCTGCGATTTGCTTCTTCATTGCCGCATTCTCATTGAGCAATGTGTCCCGACTGATACGGGTTGACTTCAACTCTAACTCCAGTATACGGATGTCCTCACGCAACTGGGCAATCGTGTTCTCGGCTAGCTTCTTCTCTGATTCGTCAGCCGCATATACCGCTACCGCCAATCGGTCTTTCAGCTTGTCGTTCTCATCTGCCAATGCCTTGATAACATCACCGCTTTGATCGTGCCTTGGTTCTTCCTCTGGCTTCTCGTACTTAGCCTTGCGCTCGAACGTCTTGCCGTTACGAGTAACCTTCACCACGTCTGGCTTTGCACCACTACGCATAGACTCGACCAAAGTAACAGACACACGACACGCCTTTGCTATCTCTGCCGTGTTCCAGAACTGCCACTCAAAGTCATCAAGCATGGCCTGAACTGCGTTGCGCTTGTCCTCGTTTGTTCTGTGCCGTCCGTTCTCTGCGTTCACACTAAAGGATCGCAGGATCGCATCTCTCAATGTGCCGTTGACTACTGTTACCTCTATATCCTTTAGTCCCGCCTTCTGGTGGGCAAAGTAACGATGGTATCCGTCAGTCAAGTAATACTTAATGCCGTCGTAGTACGCAAGCACCGCAGGAAAGCGAGCACCATTCTTAAGTGACTCTGCGTATTCATCCACCGCCTCTTGAATAATCTTTACCCGTGACTGCGTACCGCCATCTATTGTGAGTTGATTGAGTTTCATTTGCCTTGTCCTCTCATTGTCCATCCTATTAAAAAGTAACACCACTTGGTATTGATGTTGATGTTGGTGTACCTCTTACCATTCCAAACGTCAGCAATGCTTCTGCCTTTGGTGGCCATGTAGGATTCAAACGCCTGTCGTGCTTCGTTCATGAGTTTGCTTTCAAATAATTAATCTCTCGTTGGTAGTGGGCTATAAGCTCCTCCAACATCTTGCTGTACTTCTTTTCCCATTCCAGTTTCGCTTTTAGTTCTTCCATTACATTCTCCTTTGTGCTCGTTTAGTCCAGCAGTTTGCACAATGCCACTTGTTAGGTGACATCTGTATCCCGCCTTCCGGTGGTTTTATTTCTTTACACTTATCACATTGCTTGAGTTGATGGTGGGGCTGCTTGCTTCCAAGTACCAACTGTTGCGCTACGAATCCATTCATTCTTCGTCATCCCAAAAATCTTGAGGCCATACCAGTACGGGTGTTGTAACCCCCAAGTAACCGCCTTCAATGTTGAACTCAATAAACTCTCTAGCTTCCTCGGCATCCATGCCGTCACGCATAAGAATCTCACGTATCTTTTCAGCGTCATAGACAAGCACTTGAACCTGTTGCCTGTCGCGCCAGATCATTGCAGGGCCAAGGATGGCTTCGTCATATCCGTCGTACTTAATCATCGCTTCATCATCCTCACATAAGTGGCAAAGCTTTGAGCCGTGTCGCCAAATGGTTTCATCTTGTCAAACTCTTTAGCCACCTCTTCTAGTGTGTCGTTCCTGATCTTCTCTGACACTTCATTGATCTGAGCCTTGACCATCTGCCGCTTGCGCCAGCCCATAGCCTTCTCCCATATATTTAATTCAGGTTCTGACATGGAATTCCTTTCAAGTCTGGAAACATTTTGTCTACTTGCGCTTTGATCCTGTCGTTGCGCTCTTTAATCTTTGCCGACCTTGCAAGGATCGGTGCAAGAAACCATGTAATTGTTTTGTTGTAACGAAGTTTTCTTAGTGTTTTCTTGCGGTTTGCTCTGACTTTCATCTTGGTTTCCTTTCGCTAAGAACTTTGTTGCTCCACTCAACTTTGTAGATGCCACCATCCAAGCCAAAGTCAATTCGTATGTTGCACTCGACAAGATATGGATGCAGGCTTACACCCAACCCATCCATGTTTTGATTAACTCTGTAATACTTGCTGACCATTGTCTTGCCGCGATCTTCTTCGGGCGTGAACTGCCTGTACAGTGGTTCAGGTGTTTTGGATTTGCTCATCCCTGCTCTTCCTGATACTTGCCCCACACTGCATCCAACATGTCTGCGGCTTTGTTGAGTTTATGGATCAGCGTTGAATGTTCGTGTGCATCTAATCCCGATGCGTAACCACGCATCCAAGCCGCCATCGTGAAGTACTGTAATTTGTTTGGGTCAATCATACGGGTGCATCCTCGTGGTTATCAGGGTTGAACTTGGGGACTCGGTTGCCCTTGTCCTTGGGGTTTGGGAATGGGGGGAAGGGCCAAGTCATGCTTGTTTCTCCTGTGACCACATGTGCAACCGCAGTCCCGCGCTTTCAACATCAAAGTTGTTGCGTAGTTCTTGCAGATGCGCTTTGGCTTCATCGTTAATGGTTTTACGCACATGTTGTGCAACTAGATGGGCAAAGAACTCAAGGTCTTTGTACTGATTAAACTCAAAGCGGTGTTCATCATCTAGAACCCCTGCTGCTCGTGCCATTTGAATAATGTCTTCTCTGTTCATAGCACCTCCTCAAGAATGCGCCATGATTCCAACTTGTTGCCGTTTAAAGTAACCTCAACTGGAATGCCAACCATGTCTGCACATGAAGTTACTTTGGCTTGCTCCATCAACTTAGCGACACGACGGCACATATCACCCCAATGTTTGGTCTGATCCTCGACCGTCCATTGGCAGTGCTGATCCGGAGTGCGTGTCCATGTACCGTCAAAATCACCGACACCCCAGCCCTTGCCGCCTAGCGTGACTGACATACCAAACATTGCACCGTCATAGCCGCCAAGACCAACGTCAAAAGATTTGATTTTCCCTAGCTCTTTAGTCATTGCTTCTCCTTTAGCGTAGCCTCAAGCGCATCAAGAGCCGCATCCCAAGTGTTGTAGTCAATGCTGTTGCTGAACGATTTAACAACGGCATGCGCTGCCTGCTCAATCTTCTTAAGCCTGCGAACCTCAGACTCAAGGTCAGCCAGTGCCAAGTCCATCTCCCTTTCCTCATTCGTCATTTCACATCCTCCACTAACACCTGATCTAACTGCTCGGCCAACTGCTCCATCACCTCAGCCTCTATCCACGCCACCACTGTTCGGCCAAGCACGTTGTCAAACTCTGGGAATGTTTGGTTGAATCTTTCCATCTGCTCTTTGGTCATTACTGTTTTCCTTTGCTTTAGTTTCTTACCTTCCACATGACACCCCATGTCATCCTCCCACGTAGCCCACTCAAAGAGCCACCGCCACATGAAGTCATCATTCCTACACCTGTATTGGTAGTAAGCCATCGTCAGGCATGTGTCTTTACTTGGTCTTTTCATCCACTTATACCTCATTGCTTATCAGCCTTTATACCTGCTATGTTTCATGTAATTATTGCACAGTTCTAGCAGTTTGTGCCGTCTGTTGTAAAAAGGTAGTAGGGACTTTCCCTAGTGTTGTAATTTACCTACGCCAGTCTGTTTGATCCCAGTTTCCTTTACCGTGATTACATTCATGGCATAGGATCTGTAGGTTAGTAATCTCAAGAGCAAGGCTCGGCCAGAGCTTGCGCGGTTTGATGTGGTCTACGTTCATCACCGCTCCGTCCAAGGGCGTAGCCCCACAGCACATACACTTTGGCCCATACTTCTTCAACGCTTCCATTCTTAACTTACGCCATTGGAATGTATTAAGAAATGCGTCAGTAGCTACATGGGTTTTCTTTACCCTCTTCACCGCCCGTGGCTTCTCAGCCACAGGCTCTCGGTACTTAACAGCTTCAGATTTAATGTGTTCTACATTCTTGTAGCACCACTTCTGGTAGGTAACACCACTGGGCTGAGGCAGGCCGTCTATCTCTAACGCCATACACCCTAGCTGATACGGACTGTAGAACTGCCTGCTACCGTAACCAAGCCGTGACTTTGCGTACTTACATATCGTTGAAACACTAACTGGTTTAGCCATACTTCTGACTCCGAGTGAGGTGAGTGAGCTTCGGAAGGCAAAGATATGCCTAGGGGAGAGCAAGCTCTCCACCTATAGCATTACCTGACTCGTCGCTCGTTCGTTCGCCACATCAGGGGGTGTGTAAAGTTGATCGCCACACCCTATCTTCCAGTGTTATCCGCCCAACAAGCGGCATTCCCTAACCACACCACCGGAAGGCAACTTTACCCTCGCCACCGTGTACCGCCTCAATGAAGGGCTGGATTGGTATAGCTACTCTAAGGTCACTCTATCCCTATGCGCTCGGAGGGGGAGGCTTCTGTCCGAGATACGATACAAACCAGAACTGTAGTGATCCTGCTCCTTGGGAACTACACTTTCGCAGCCGCCATGACGCGAACTGTTACTCATTTCCTTCACCCTCAGTATGAGACCTTACCCGATAGACTTTTGTATCGGCTACTGTGTGGAGAGACTGAGACTGCTCACATGAAGCAGTGTTTTCAAAACATTTAACGTCCAGTGGCGCTAACCCACCGACAGTCTCAGTCTCAAAAACAAAAAGCCGTTAATGAAACCCCGGTGAGAGAACCCACATCTTTTGAATGTAGGCTACCCCAGAGGGGTCGGGATTTCATTAACGGCTCTAATTGCATTGGCTCTCACACCTAGCGAGCGGATTATAACCACACCATATCAACGTGTGTCAAGCCCCTAGAAATCTTTTATCATTTCTGTATAAATTGTTGGTGGTCACATGAAGCAGTGTCTATGTAAAAACCGAACTAAGGAAATACAAGCGGCGCTAACCCGCTTACCACCAACACAACTGAGTACC